TGGACGCTGCGCCATCTGAGCGATGAAACGCAGGACCTGTTCCAGTTGGCTGTCACGGACACCCTAGGGACGGGCGCGGGATAAAAGGTTTCCCCCCCGCGGGGGGAAAAGCGGAGTCTTCCCAAGCGGCCTGTTACTCCTCACGCGGCCCCGACACTTCCGCGTGGCAGGCCGCACTCTGCTCTCGAAACCAGATGTCACCGTCCCAAATCGAAGCCAACCTGGCGAGCCATGCTGCGGAAATCCAGGCGCTCAAAGAAACGCAGCAGCAGCAACACCTCGACCACCACTACCTGCAGCGGGAATTCGACCGGCTACGAATGTGGATCATGGCGACCCTGGCAGCGGCACTGATCGGCCTGGCGGTGCAGGTGCTTCGTTTGATGACGAAGTAGAGTGCTTCCTGCTGACGCTGAAAGAGACGCTGCCCTGGCTCTACATCCGGAACTGGAAGAAGGGCACGGCGAAAGAGGCCGGGCAGATTGACCGCGAGAAGCTGTGGCAAGGGATAGCCGATCTGCAGGCGAAGATCCAGGATTTCTTGAGCCGCGTCCAGCCGGAAAACGAGGCGCGCCGAAAACGCGCGCGTTTCTTGCGGCGATACGGGAGCTGCCCCATGTGCGGCGCGCCGCACAAGCCGCCAGAGTAAGCCCGTTCGCGCACTACCGCAGGCTGGAGCGCGACCCGAGCTACAAGCTGGCATTCGACCAGGCCTGGAACGATGGCTGCCAGCGGCTGGAGGACGAAGCCACCAGGCGCGCGGTCGAGGGCTGGGACGAGCCGGTTTACCAGGGTGGCCAACGAGTGGGGACGAAGCGCAAATTCTCCGACCGGCTGCTGATTGCGCGGCTGGAAGCGGAGATGCCGGGGAAGTACGGCCGCCAAGTGCTGGAGCACTCCGGGCCCGGCGGCGAGCCGATCGCAGTCACGGTCAGGTTCGTAAAGCCGGATGGAAGCCAGCTTCCCGGATAAGCTCGCTTTTCTCTTCGAGCCGCACCGCTACAAGGTGGCTTATGGCGGCCGCGGCGGCGCCAAGAGCTGGGGATTCGCGCGTGCGCTGCTGATTCAGGGAGCCGGGCGGCCGCTGCGCATTCTGTGCGCGCGCGAGACGCAGAAGTCGATCGCCGACAGCGTACACAAGCTGCTGGACGATCAGATTCAGGCGCTGGAGTTGCAATCGGTATACACCGTCGAGAAGGCGTGCATCATCGGCGCGAACGGCACTGAATTCACGTTCGCGGGCCTGGCGCACAACATCGATGCGATCAAATCGCTCGAAGCGTACGACATGGTGTGGGTAGAGGAAGCGCAGACCGTCAGTAAGGCCTCGTGGGACAAGCTGATTCCGACCATTCGCAAGGATGGGTCCGAAATCTGGGTGTCGTTCAACCCGGAGCTGGAAACCGACGACACCTACAAGCGGTTCGTGCTCGATCCGCCGGCATCGGCTGCGGTGGTCAAACTGAATTTTCGGGACAATCCGTGGTTTCCGGGCGTGCTGCGCCAGGAAATGCAGGAACTCGAGAAGCGCGACCCGGACGGCTACAACCATATTTATGAGGGCTGCCCGGTCTCGATGCTGGCCGGCGCGATCTACGCCGCGGAGCTGCGCGCGATCGACGCCGAGGGCAGAATCACGCGTGTATCGTACGATAGAACGCGCCCGGTGGACTGCTTCTGGGATCTGGGCTATGGCGACAAGACCGCGGTGTGGTTCGCGCAGGCCTTCCCGTTCGAGTATCGCCTGATCGACTACATCGAGGCCTCGGGCAAGACGATCCACTGGTACCTCGCGGAAATGCAGGCGCGCGGGTACGTGTACGGCGCCGACTGGCTGCCGTGGGATCTCGGTCTGCACGCAGCGCAAATGGGCTCCGGCAAGTCGATCGAGGAGCTGATGCGCCTGGCCGGCCGCAAGGTGCGCATCACTCCCAAGCTTTCGGTCGCGGACGGGATCAACGCGGCGCGGTCGATCCTGCCGCAGTGCTGGTTCGACGCCGAGCGCTGCGCCGTGGGCATCCGCGCGCTGCGCCTCTACCGGTACGGTGTAATCCAGACGTTGAACCATCCGACGCGGGAGCCGCTGCACGACGACGCGAGCCACGGCGCGGACGCCTTCCGCTATTTGGCGGTGGGCATCAAGCAGCCGCGGCGCGAGCCGCCGCCGGCGCCGCGAAGAGAGCTGGCGCATGTGAGCCCCTGGAGCTGACACGATTTATGAGCACAAGCACAACACCTCCTCCCCCCCCGACCCTGACGCCCGACCAGGCGTACCAGCAATTCCAGGCTGCCGAGTTGCAGCAAGCCAACGATTCCGCGGCTCTGCCCAATCTGCAGACCGCGGTGAATGCCGCGCAGACCACCTTGACGAATGCGCAAACCGCCCTGACCGCCGGCCAGAACCAGGTGAGCCAGGACCAGACCGCTCTGGTGGCGGCCGCCAATGCGCTGATCGCCGCTTTGCAGGCGTACATCCAGAGTGTGCAGACGCCTCCGGCGCACTAGATGTGTGAGCGGACTTATCGGCTAGGAGCGGCCCTGCGGGCCATCGAGAGCCGGTTTCTGACGTGGACCGGCGCGATTGACCTGCTGGCCATGTCCTACGCGCTGGCGCCGGAAGACTTCCGGCGCTACATCGATTTTTCGCGCGAATATCGCGCGGTGAGGAAACACAATGGCAGTCTTGACAGCCGCGCGCCGTAACAAGCTGAAGTCCTCGACTTTCGGCTTGCCTCGGCAGCGCAAGTACCCGATGCCGGACCGGAGTCACGCCGCGAAGGCCAAAGGCCGCGCCACTGAAATGGTGAAGAAGGGCAAGCTGTCGCCGGCCGCGGCGGCGCGGATCCGCGCCAAGGCCAACCGCATTTTAGGGGAGTGACATGGCAGCCAAACGACTCGACTCAATGGAAATCCGGCCGGCGGAAAATGGCGGCCACACGATCCGGCACGAATTCAAGCGCCAGCCGGTCAAACGCGAGGGCTCCATGTCCGGCGGCATCTATCCCGAACGCCCGCCGTCGGAGGAGCACGTGTTCGGTCCCGGCGATGGGGCGAAGGTCCTGCAGCACGTGGCCAAGCATCTCAGCCTGCCGCTCCCGGGAATCAAGCAGGCCGGCATGGAAGAGCCCGAAACGGAAGATGGCGAGTAAGCGAGAGCGGCAGCAGATGTGCGATCTGCTGGGCCGCTCCGGCCTGGCCACGCTCGACAATCCGCAGGGCATGGTGCAGCAGCTCGGGTTTCTGGTCCGCGATCACGAGCACTTCCGGGCGCTGCTCGCACGCTGCTACCCGGAATACCGGTGGGCCATGTACGAGTCACTCCGGCCGCACCTGCGGTTCGAAGCCAAGCCGCTCGACGTGTACATCTCCGAAGCCGCCCAGGAGGCCGAGCGCCGGCAGCTTCCGATGGTGGACGCGGATGGCCAGTTGCATCCGTACACGCCGCCGCAAGCTGGCGATCAGCAGAAGCGCGACATCGAGATCGCACAGGCAGCGACCGATGCTGCGCGCGCGCGAAAGCACCTCATCCTGAGCTGCCGCAAGTGCACGCGCGAGGAAACTTTCAGCGGGCTCACGAAGACCGACTGCTGGGGCCAGGCGCGCCAGGCAGGCTGGCAATTGATTTCGGACGGGCAGGGCGGATACGAAGTGTGTCCCGAGTGTCCCAAGAGCGGCGCATGGAGCCTTGCGGGGAAGCTCAAAAACTAACAGAAAAGGAAACAACTAATGTCAGACACCACAATGGCAGGCACTGTCTGCCCTTCGAACGTGACTCAGACTCAGATTCCGCCACACACGTTGATTGGCGGCCCCGAAAACATCAAGCTCCTGTTCGACGAGGAGCTGGACGACCGGCGCGAGACTCGCTCCCGGCAGAGAGCGTGGGAAGACCTTTCACTATTCCAGGCGCGCAATGCCGCGGTTGTGGCGCATGCGATCAACGCCAATATCGCGCTGGCGGGGCAGACCGGCAGCACGGAGGGACAGCAGATCGTTTCGCCCGCCGGCACGGCCGCGAGCGAAGCGGTCAAAGGCGCGATCGGTACCGCGGCGGCGGGAGAGGCAGTATCTGCAGAGGCTATCACCGCCAACGTGGCCAATCTGTTTACCGCGCTCACTCCGGTCATCGCCAGCGCTTTGGCCACGGCCCTCGCGCAGACTATTGCGGCCATCGTGCCTGTCGTGGTGACCGCCTCCGGGACAGCCAGCGGAGCCAAATAGAATGCCTCCTGCCGGAGTCCTGGTCGCGGGTGCGATTATCGCCATCGGCATCACCACCGTCAAAAGCCCGCCCGTGAGACACGCGGCCTACAAGGTGGAGCGCGTGGTGACGGCGCCGGTGCGGCTCGTGCACAAGCTCATACGCAAGTGATCCATGGCCGACGACGAGCGCGACGACAGCGGGCAGGACCTGCAGGCCTCCGAGCAGGACGAAGAGCTGCTCCAGGAGATCCGCGACCGGTATCGCTATTACGACGACGCCTGGCGCGAGATCCGCGAGGAGTCGCGCATTGACCGCAAGTATCTCAGCGGTGACCCGTGGGACGAGAAGGACCGCGCCGCGCGCGAGAACGCCGGCCGGCCCTGCATCAACCACGACGAGCTGAACCAGTACGTCAACCAGGCGACCAACAACCTGCGGCTGAACAAGCGCGGGATCAAGGTGAATCCCGGCGGGAACGGCGCCACGGAGAAGACGGCCGAATTCCGGCAGAACCTCATCCGCGGCATCGAATACCGCTCGCATGCTCAGAACGCCTACGTGACGGCGTTCGAAAACATGCTCGAGGGGTCGTACGGTTATTGCCGGGTCTCGCGCCGGTATGTGAACCGTCGCAAGAACAAAGACCAGGAAATCGTCATCAAGAACATCGCCAATCCGGACTCGGTGCTGTACGACCCGGACTGCAAGGAGGCCGACTGGTCGGACGGGCGCGGCTGTTTCGTGCTGGATCCGATCCCGCGCGAGGAGTTCAAGCGCCGCTACCCGAAGGCGCAAATCAAAGACTTCACGGCCGAGCACATGCGCATCGCCAAAGACTGGCTCCAGGACCAGCAGGTCTTGGTGGCCGAGTACTGGCGAGTGACCGGCGATGAAGAGTCAGGCCTCGAAGTGACTCAGTACATCACGAATGGCGTCGAGATTCTGGAGAGACTCCCGCAGCCTGGCGAGCACATCCCGATCATCCCGTTTGTCGGCAAGCAGCGCTACATCGATGAGGGCGGGGTGGCCAAGAGAAAGCTGTTCTCGCTGGTGCGCCTGGCGCGCGACCCGCAGCTCTCGCTCGCGTTCCTGGTCACACAGCAGATGGAGGAAGCGGGCCAGACGCCGAAGTCGCCGTACGTCGGGTACAAGGGACAATTCGAGGCGGACGCGGAGGCCTGGGAGAACGCGAACCGCGTTCCGCGCGCGTTCCTGCAGGTGGATCCGATTACGGATTCGTCGAACGGTCAAATTTTGCCGCTGCCGCGGCGCGAGTCATTCACGCCCAATTTCCAGGGCTACGAGATGGCCAAAGACTCCAGCCGGCGCGCGATCCAGGCAGCCATGGGCATCAGCCCGCTGCCCACCGCGGCGCAGCGCAACAACGAGAAATCGGGCGTCGCGCTGGAGCGCATCAACCAGCAGCAGGACCTGGGCTCGTTCCATTTCGTCGATAATTTCGACCGCGCGCTGGAATTCGCCGGCCGCGTGATCGAGGAGTGGATCCCGGTCGTCTACGACACGGAGCGCGAGATTGCGCTGAGGATGCCGGACGACTCGCACCGCGTGGTGCGCATCAACACCGCGGCGCCGTACCTGGACACGCGGACCAATCAGATGGTGCATTACCCGCTGACGGACGAAGAGGCGGATCACGATCTGGAGATCTCGACCGGCCCGAGCTATCAGTCGCAGCGTGAAGAGGCGGCCAGCTTCCTGGACACGCTGATTCAGAATCTCGCGACGCTCCCGGTACCGCCTCCGCAACAGGCGAAGCTGCTGGCGCTCGCGATCCAGATGCGGCAGCTAGGGCCCAAGGGCGACGAGATGGCCCAGATCATCAGCCCGTCCTCGCCCGACCAGGCGCAGCAGGCCGGCCAGCAGCTGGCAGCGGCGCAGCAGCAGTTACAGGCGCAGGGAGTGCTGGTCCAGCAGCTTCAGGCCGAGCTGCAGAAATTGACGCTGGAGAAGCAGGGCAAGCTGCTCGACAATCAGGCGCGGATGGCCATCGAAAAGATGAAAATCGAGGCGCAGCTCGCGATTGCGGAAGTTCAGACCAAGAGCCAGGAGCTGGCCGAGCGCGCCGAGTTTATCCGCGATCTGTACGCCAAGCTGGTGGATCAGGGGCACGACATGCGCACGCTGGCCGCGGAGCACGTGCAAGAACGCGCCATGGCGCAGCCACCGGCAGCCGCGGCCGCGCCGCAGCCTGGCGCACCGCCGGCCGTCTGACAGACAAGGAAAACCAATGAGTGACGCAGCCCACCAGGCACCCGCGGAATCGTCCACCGCGACCGCGGTTTTAGAAGTTCCCACCGATAGCAAGGAGTACGGCGAATGGCGCGTGACGGGGAAACTCCCGGAGCGCAAAGCCGCCCCTCCTGCCAAATCGGAGCCGAAACCGGAGGCCCCGGCAGCCTCGACGTCCGAAAAAGCCGCCCCCGCCTCGGAAGCGGGCAATAGACAGGAGCGCAAACGCTCGAATGCCGAGACACGGCTGAATGAGCTGCTCGACGATTTAAAGCGAGCAGGCCTATCTCCAGCCGAGCTGAAAACATTCCAGCGCGAAGCCAAGCAGGTCCAGCCGCAAGCCGCCACAACGGAGACAACCGCCAAACCGGCCGGACCACCGCCCAAACCGAAACTCGAAGACTACAAGACGATCGACGGGTACGAGTCAGCCAGAGACGCCTATTACGAAAATCTGGCCGATTACAAGGCTCGCCAGCGTCTGGCGGAATTTCAGCAGCAGCAGAAGCAGGCCGAAGCAGCCAAGGCTCTCAACGAGAAAGTCCAATCCGCACGCCAGCGATACGGCGCCGAAGCGGACACGCACATCCAGTCCGCGGCCCAAGCGATTTTCTCGGACAAGGATATCCCTGTGGCTGTGAAAGCTCTCACCGATCAGTCTCCGGTGCTGGTGGATCTGATGTATGTGATCGGATCCAAACCGGAAGACCTGGCGGAGCTGGTGTCACTCGCGAAGAGTGATCCTGGCGCCGCGATCCGCAAGATCGTGCTGCTGGAAAGCCTGGTCAAAGAGGAACTCGCGAAAGCTCGGAAGCCGGAAGCTTCAGAATCCGGCGGCGCGCAGCGCGACGCTTCGGGCAAGTTCGTTTCCGACGCTCCCGAGAAAAAGACCAGCAGCAAAGCCCCCGAGCCTCCGAAAGAGGTGAGTGGCCGTGGCGCCACGCCTCCGGACGAGATCGACTCGGCCGTGAAGTCCAGCGATTTCGCAACCTTCCGGGCCGCTGCCAACCGGCGCGATTTAGAGCGCCGCAGAGGACGCTAACGCCCTAAAATGGCTAACAATTTTCTAAACACTAACTGGGTCTCCATGGAGATCCTCCGGCTGCTGCTCAACAAGCTGGTGGTAGCCGAGTACTTCAACCGGGCTTGGGAGAAGGATTTCAAGAAAGAGTTCGCTCCCGGCTCCCAGATTCAGGTCAAGTTTCCGCAGCGATTCACCACGGCGGACGGGATGGGGTATGCGCCGCAGGGCATCAACCGCGTCTCGACGCAGATCTCTCTCGATCAGTGGATCCAGGTCGCGTTCGAGTGGGACGACTACGAAGCGGCAGTGAAGCTCGAGCGCTCCGAAGAGGAGCTGCGCGAGAATTACCTGGAGCCGGCCGCCGCGGCCATGTCCCAGGAGTGGGATTCGCGCTGCGCCAAGTTCGCGTATCAGAATACGTCCAACGTATTCGGCATCCTGGGAACCGATCCGACCTCGGTCACCACGTACTACAAGCTGCGGCAGCGACTGCTCGAGAAGGCCTGCCCGCCCGGAAAGCGCTGCTGCCTGATCAGTTCGAGCATGATGCAATCGCTCGGCTCCAACATCACCACCATCTTCCATCCGGCGGACGAAATCACCGCGTCGTGGAAGGAGGGAGCGATCGGAGAGCTGGCCGGCTTCATGTTCTTCGAGTCGAACTCACTCTATTCGCACACCGCTGGCACCTGGGCATCGACTGTCTCGGTCAACGGCGCGAACCAGAGCGGAACGACGTCGCTCATCATCAACAACACCTCGGGCGACACGTTCAACGTGGGCGACAAATTTTCCATCGCCAACGTGAACCAGGTCAACCCCATGACTCGCCGCTTCCCGGGCCCGAAAGCGGTGCAGATGTTCACCGTGACTCAAGCCCTCACCGGCACGGGCGCGGGAACCGATGTGCTGAACTTCCTGCCGGCCATTTATGGTCCGGGCTCGCAATACCAGAACGTGGACGCCCTGCCGGCCAATGCCGCGGCTCTCACGCTGTGGCCTGGCACTGGCAGCCCCAACGGCGCGGTGGGCACGGTCGGCCTGGCGCTCTCGCGCTATGCGCACGCATTCGTGGGCGCGAAGCTGTACGTGCCCAAAGCGGTGGAAGACAGCGGCGCGGCGCAAGATCCCGACACCGGAATGAGTGTCCGCAAGGTCAAGGCCTGGGATCCGGTGCGCAGCGTGCAGATCCAGCGCATGGATTCGCTGGGCGGATTCGGCGCGCTCTACCAGGACAACGGCGCGGTCTGCGTGGCGGGCGCGTAACAGGAGATTCCCACATGACCAAAATTCGAACCATTTTCCTCAGCCTGTTTGCGCTGGCCATCAGCCACGCGCAAACGCTCATCACACCCACGACGCTTTCGGCGGCCGTGTCCGATAGCAAGACCACGGTGCTGCAGGTGGCGAGCGCCACCGGCATCAGCGGCCCGGCCCTGCCTTCGACTCCGCAAACCGCCGCGACCCTGACTGATCTTTACATCGACCACGAGTTGATGGAGGTGCGCGGAGTCAGCGGCACCAACATCGTCGTGCGGCGCGGCGCCGGCGGGACCGTCGGCGTGGCGCACAAATCGGGCGCGCTGGTGTTCTTCGGCGTGCCCTCGAGCTTCGTGGCGCGGCCGCTCCAAACCGAGCTGCAGGGCGCCTGCACCCGCGGAACGGCTCCAGCGGACGTGCTGCCCAAGATCAACGTGCTGACCGGGGTAATCTCCGATTGCCTGGGCGGAACGTGGGTGAATGGCGTGGCGAACGCGCTGCAGCCCTACAAGCAGCAATTTCCGCCCACCGGGGGCACGGCCTACACAGCTCTCAACAGCAGCGGCACCACGCTGGTGGCCGGCACCACGTACTGCACGGAGGTGAACCTGCCGGCCAACCGGCTGCTCACCGGAATCGGAGTACTCGCCGGAACCACGGTTGGCACCGACAAGTGGCTGACCGTGCTGTACGATTCCGCCGGCAACGCGCTCGCCAACAGCGCGCTCGCGCCCGGATCCAGCAACAATGGCTCGACCGCCAGCATTTACATCGCGCTGGCGTTCACGGCGAAATATTTCGCGGTGGGCCCGGCGCAGTATTTCGCGTGCGCTCAATCGAACGGCACCACCGACACCATTCGCATGGTGGTCACCGGCGTGTCCGATCAGCTCCTCACCAAGAGCTTCACCGGCACCTTCGGCACCATCGGGGCACTTACGGCTCCGACCACGTTTACGACCGCGGTCGGACCGTGGCTCGAGCTTTATTGAGCCCTTGCCTCTCAACGAAACCTCGGGAGTCAGACGCAGCAATCTGACTCCCGAGCAACAACACCAGGCCGAAGCCGCAATCTTCGGCTTGCCGGGAGATATACGCATGGCCCCAAGCCAACTCACGCAGGAAGAAATCGAGCGCATGCGCCAGATCGTGCTGCAGCACGATGCGGCATCCAAGCCGGTCAAGGAATTCGACCTGAACAACCCGCCCAAAGAGCCCTACCGTCACCAGGAATTTCCGAGGCTGATGTACAAGGGCACGGGGCACGCGCTCGCGCACACAAAGGAAGACATGGAAGCGGCGCTTGCCGCGGGCTGGTCGAAGACGCCGCACGAAGCACTGGAGCAGACCGTGGAACCGGAGCTGGACGAGGCTACCGCAGCGGAAGCCGCGGCCGTGGACCTGGAACTCAAGAAGCCGAAAAAGGGTAAATAGATGAAACGCGCATTGCTGTGGCTCGCGGCGATCGCGGCCCACGCCGCCACGCCCTACACCTACACGGTCGCAACCCAGGCCTCGCTTTCGAGCGCCGCGGCGGTGGTGACCGTGCAGCAGCCCGCCTCCGGCTCGCGCCAGGTGAATTTCCTGGCGGCCTATTTCGACTGCTCGGTGGCCTGCACCATGCAGCTCGAGGTAAACGGAGCCGCGGCCACGTCCACCGCGGGGACGGTGAGCGCGATCAACCCGTATCTGTCGCTGGTGCCCGCGGCGGCAGCCAAGGCGTGGACCAGTTCCAATGTGGGCTCGGGAACGGTGCTCGCGCAATACAACTGCGCCGCCGCGTGCGCGTACACGCTGGATCTTTCGGGCATCACCTTCTACGGCGGAGGGACGAGCGTCAATCTGACCCTGCGCTCCAATTCGATCAGCGGAACGGTTTCGATCGACATCAAGTTCCAGGAGGTGGTCTACCCGTGAAGCGCCTCTGGGTCGCGGTCCTCTGGGTCGCAATTCTGCTGCTAGCATCCTGGGCTGTGGTGCGCGCGCAGCTTCCGCTGCCGGGGGGCGCGTCGCTCGGCGGCGGAGGGGGCGGAGGAGCCGTTTCCAGCGTCTTCGGACGGACGGGCGCGGTCACGGCACAGACCAACGATTACACTGCCACGCAGGTGGGCTTAGGGAGTGTGACCAATAATGCCCAGACGCGAGCGGCCATCGTGCCGAACACGGCGCCGGCTGCAGGCCAGGTGTTGGTGGGCAATGCTGGCGGAACGGCCTACGCCCCGGTGAGTTTCAGCGCCGATTGTACGATGGCGAGCACGGGAGCGATTACCTGTACCGAGACCAACGGTACGGCGTTTGGCTCGCTTGCCACTCTCAGCTCCACCTTCCTCTGCACGAGCTGGGTGGTCACCAGCCAGAGCACGACCAGCACTACTTATGGCGATTTGACCACGGCCGATAGCTGTACGTTTTCTCTCGGCGCAACCACAACGGTAGTCATTCGCTATCAGGCCGACACGGAGCTGGTGAGCACCAGCGGCACTTCGTGCTCGATTGTGGTTGTGGACAGCACGGCAGCGAGTAATGACGACTCTTGCGTTTACATTTCGGCTGGCACTGGCCATGCCGCGGCCGTCGCTCAGTACCAGGTCAGCCTCAGCAGTGGGTCTCACACCATCGACATACAGCACAAGCTTCTGGCGGGCAACGCCACGGTGAGCTGGGCCGCACGTCTGCTGACTGTCTCGTTTTGATTCATGGGCGTCCTTCTCTCGACACTGCTGTACGCGGCGCTGCGCGTCGCGGGGATCACCGACCGGCCGGGGCGCACTCCGTCTCCGGACCAGCTCGCCGACGTGTTCGCGATTTTCAATCGCATGGTGGGCTCGTGGAACAACATCCGGCTGAACATCTTCTCGTGGCTGATCACCGCGTACACGCTGACCGCCAACCAGCAGACGTACACCATCGGGCCCGGAGGCTCGGGACCTCACTGGATTAACGCGCCGCGGCCGGTGAGACTCGAGCGCGCCAACCTACTGATCACGTCGAACCCCAATCCGGTGCGGCGCGCGATGAACATTCTGGAGCCGGCCGACTGGGCGGCCAAGCGCGTGCAGCAGATCCTCGGGCCGCCGCTCGATATCTACCCGGATTACGCGGACGTGGCCGGCCTTTCGACGTGGTATTTCTGGCCGATCCCGGACCAGAACTATCCGGCCGAATTTTACACATGGAGTCAGATCCCGGTGGCCACGGCAACCACCAACCTGATTCAGCTTCCGCCAGGCTACGAAGAAGCGATCGTGTTCAACCTGGCCAAGCGGATCGCCGCGCAATTTCCGTCGCAGGCGAACATGTCGCCGGCGGCTCTTGAGATGGCGCGCGCGTCGCTCTCGGCGATCCAGTCTCACAACACGCGCTCTCCGCGCCTGGTCAACGATGCGGCGGGCATCGGGGCCAAGGGCCGGAAGAGCGACTTTAATTGGGTCACAGGCACACCTTAAATGGCTTTCACCGTACAGAACATTTGTGACGAGGCGCTGCGCCTCATCGGCGTGCTGCGCGCCAACGCCAGCTTTTCGAACGCCGGCCTCGAGTATCAGACATGCATCGATGCGCTCAACCAGGTGGTCGACTCGTTCTCGGCCGATGGCCTGACGATCTACCAGATGGTGCGCGAGACGTTCACGTTGACGGGAGCCACCAGCTACACCATCGGGGCGGGGGCAACGTTCAACACCGTGCGGCCGGAGAAGATCCGCGCGGCTTCGACGATCACCGGCGGGGGCTCTTCGATGCCGTGCAAGATCGTCAGCGCGGAGAAGTTTTCGACGATTATCGACCGTACGGTGACCGGCCAGTTCGTGGATTTCCTGTGCTGCGATTACGATTTTCCGCTCTCCAATCTGTACGTGTGGCCAGCGCCCGGCGCCGGGACGCTCGAGCTGTGGAGCTACAAGCCCCTCTCGTCATTCGTGTACCTGACGGATGCGGTGTCATTCCCGCCGGGGTACCTGGAAGCGCTGAAGTACAACCTGGCGGTGGCCATCTTCCCGGAGTTCCCGGGCGCACGCCTCGATCCGACGATCCCGCTGAAAGCGGACCGATCCAAACAGCGGCTCGGCGCGCTCAACGCGGTCACGATCGGGATGCCGGCCGCGCCGCTCAGCCCGGTGGCCATGCAGCAGCCGCTCACCGAGGTGGATGTGGAGAAGGGCAAGGTCACCGAGTAAATGCTGTTCACCGCGCTCACGATCATCACGGATGCGGCGCTGACCATTGGCGCGGTAGCGGCCGGCGAGAGTCTCTCGACCAGCGAGCAGAACGACGGCCTGGACGCGCTAAACACGCTTCTCGACGTGTTCAGCTCGGTGGGGGCGATGATCATGCAGTTGTCGCAAACCACCGTCGGGCTGGTCGCCACTCAGGGACCGTACAACCTTGGCGTGCGGCCCGCCAAGATCAAGGCCGCGAGCTGCCTGTCGGGACCGCTGTCCGCGCCTGTCGAGATCGTTTCCGCCGAGCAGTGGGCGCAGATCGTGGACGAGAGCCGATCCGGCCTGTTCGCCACCAAGCTGTTTTGCGATTACGAGTATCCGGCTTCGAATGTTTATTGCTGGCCGAAAGCGACCGGCACGCTGACTGTCTGGTATTACCTCCCCATGGAGCAGTGGCCGGACCTCAACACCACGAGCATCAACCTGCCGCCGGCATACGGACATGCACTGAAGCTGAACCTGGCGATCCTGCTCGCGCACCAGTACGGGCGCCCGGTCACTCAGGAATTGACGGCGGGCGCGCTCGAAGCCAAGCAGTTCATCATGCGCGCCAACACCAGCATCTTCGGCGGGGACGCCATCCCCGAGCAGCCCATGCCGCAATCCCCGGCGCAGCCGGAACAGCCGGCGCAGACCAGCCGATAGACTTTACGCCCAAACCCAAAGGACAACCATATGGCCAATGAAATTCAGGTCGTCGCAGGCCTGCAGTACACCAACCCCGCGCAGAACATCGCGGCGGTGCTGCTGCAGATCGCAAACGGCCTCGCCCGATTCAACATCACGGGAAAAAATTACGTCACCGGAACAATGTCGGTCCCCACCACGTCGGGCGGGACGGCGATTCCTATCTCCAACCTGTCAACGGTGGGATGGGGGATCTTTCTCAACCTGGATGCGACCAACTACATCCAGTTGATGAGCGCAGTATCGGGCACCGTGTTTGCGAGGCTGTATCCGGGGGAGATCGCTCTGTTCCGGCTGGATGCGGGAGTTACCGCTCCGGCCGCCATCTCGCACACCGCGGCGTGCGAGATGGAATATTTGATCCTCGAAAACTAGCCGCGCGTCAATCGGGCCTTGGGCGAATTATACCAATCCGTGATTTTCGCGAACTTCATCGGCCCGACGTACCAATCGGAATCGCCCAATGCGGATCCGGAGGACTGCCTCAACTGGTATCCGGAGCTGGTGGAATCGGGCGCCGGCAAAAACAAGTACGTCTACTACCCCACTCCCGGGCTGAGCCTGTTCGTCACGCTGCCCAAGACGCCGATTCGCGGTCTGTGGGCCAATGACCAGCAACTGTTCGCGGTGGCCGGCGACCATCTCTACCTGATCAACGGCAACGCCACCTATATCGATCTCGGCTACGTCTCCACCGACGGGCAGCCGTGCGATCGCGCGCAGAACGGCATCGATTCCGTGATCGCTTCGGCTGGCTGGATCTGGTGGAACTCGGGACTCACTACCAGCCCGGCGCACTTCGACGTCCCGTGGACGGATCTCGCCATCAACGGCTCGAATCCGGCCATCGTCTCGAGCGCGGCCGCGCCCTTCGGCACCGGCGATGTGGGAATCGGGATCGACATCACGGGAGGCACGGGCTTCACGCAGGGCTTCTACCTGGTGACGGCCGTCGATAACAGCGGCAACGCCACCCTGAACTCGCCGGCCGGGACCGCGGGATCGACGGGAGGCCAGGCCGCGCAGCGGGTGGCTGGACGCCAGGTGCAATACCTCGACGGCTATTACTGGGCCGGGCCCTCGGGTCACTCGCTCGGCTATGTGGGAGGCTATTCCTGGCCGGGGCCGCAAAGCTCGGCCGCGTCTCTCCGGCAGTTCAACATTTCGAGCCTGCTCACGGGCAGCGATTGGGATCCGCTGCAATACGCCTCGAAGGAAGGCCAGTCCGACAACCTGCTCGCGCTGCTCTCGGACCACGAGGAGATGTGGTTGTGGGGAATTTCGGAATCGACTGAAGTGTGGCGCAACAGCGGACAGGTGCAGCCGGATTTCCCGTTCCAGCGCGACTCGGGCGGGTTCATCCACATGGCGATCGCGGCGCCGTGGTCGCGCGCGCGTGTGGCCAACGGAGTGGCGTGGCTCGCCAAGGACAGCAAGCGCGGCGGCATCTCCGCCGTCTACGCCCAGGGCTACCAGCCGCAGCGCATCTCGACGCACGCGATCGAGAACATCTGGGGGGGCTACAGCAACACCGCGGATGCGATCGCGTACAGCGAAGAACTCAACGGCCATCAGTTCTATGTGGTTTCGTTTCCCACCGGCAACCAAACCTGGGCGTATGACTTCACCACCCAGATGTGGCACCGCCGCGGCTGGTGGAACGGCGCGTCGGTCGATCGCTCGAGAGTGGCTTACCAGTGTTATGTGGCATTGGGCAATGCGAACACGGTGAGCGGAGCGCTGCCGCCCGCCTATTACGGCGCCGATTGGCAGAACGGCAACATTTATACGGTCTCGGCCGGCAACCACACCGACAACGGGACCGAGATTTACCGGCAGCGCGTGGCGCCGTACCTGAACCAGGAAGCCTACCGCGTCTTTCACCATCGCTTTCAGCTCGACATGCAGGGATCGGGAACCATACCGGTCACTCTCGACTGGTCGGACGACGGGGGAAACACCTGGAGCAATCAGTTCACGGTCGCGTGGTCGAGCACCTCGGCGCAGCGCTTCGGCCTGGTGTGGCGCAGGATGGGGCAATCGCGCGCGCGGATCTACCGGGTCACCAGCACGGCCGCGGCGCAAATGGCACTCATCAACGCTTACCTCGAAGTGACTCCGGGAGTCTCGTAGCGAATGGCCAACATTCCGCAGGTCAGTGACATCCCCGCGGTCCCGATCCGCACGCCGATGTTCAACCAGGCGGCCGCGTCGCAATTCACGCTGAGCCGTCCCTGGATCCTGTTTTTCGAGCGCATCGCGGAGGGCAATTTACCGGACTTCGATTACCTGGCCATGACGGCGGCGGCCGGCGCACCGTCCTCGTCAGCTCAGTGGGTCGAGGAAGTCCCGGGCGGAGCGATGAACGGGACGAATACCATCTTCACCCTGTCCAATATCCCGATTTTTGGCTCGCTTGACCTGGTGCTCAATATCCCGCAAGTGGAAGGGGTCGATTTTACAGTCTCCGGGATGACGATCACTTATCGGGTCGCGCCGAAAACGCGGGACATCGCCAACTATGGCGACTATCACCTGGCCAGGTACCAGCACACGTAACACGTAAAATGACCGTCACAGTTCCAGGATTAACGCACTCAGTCGGCTTGGGTGATGCGGCCAAATCCGCGCTCGAAGCGGTAGGCGTGACGCAAAAGCACGGAGGCTGCGGGTGCGCCCAGCGGCAGGCAAAGCTGAACAAGGTATTGTCTTTCGCGCCTGCCTCGCTAGTGATAGAGGCTGCCCTCGGCGCCTGGTTCGAACACGCTTTCGGCGGCGGCAGCCGGATCGTGAGCGGCAGCATCCCGGAAGGCTTGACGTTCTCGCCCGGCACGGGGATTTTGCAGGGAGAACCGGCGCAAAGCGGGAGCAGCGAGTTCACGGTGCTCGCGGACGGAAAGAAGCACGTGATCAGGTTGGTATGTCAGTAGTACAGACGGCAACGAACGCCGGCAGCGGAACATCCATCACTGCGACGTTTGCCTCGAACGTGACAAACCTCGATGCTGTCGTGGTGGTTGCTTTCTACTCGGGCGCCGTTGCAAACCCTGGTTTCACAATCACCGACAGCCAAGGCAACACTTATTCGAGCATCACGGTCGCCAACATAAACGCGAACGAAAAGTTCGAGGCATTCGTGGCGCCCAATTGCGCTGCCGGCGCGACCACGGTCACATTCACGTGTGGATTTACCGGCGGCTTGATGCTGGCGATCCTGGAGTGCTCATCGATCGTGACATCCAGCCCCATCGACGTTTACGCTTCCGGGAACGGGGCCACCCCTGTCAGTCTGAGCATCTCTCCGACCAGCACCGATGTTCTGTTCGCCTTCTCGATCGGATCAGGCAACAGTTTGTCGGCAGGGATAACCGGTTCCGGTTGGGTCCCGGAGATCTCATTAGGCTCAACCACCCTCCTGAGCGGTTGGGTGCAAGCTGGCGTCTCGTCTACTGTCAATCCGAGCCTGTCCATCACCAATGTTAACGGGGCAGGGATGGCGGCAATCCTATTCGGCCTGAAACAGATGGGCACCGGCTGCACGCCCTCGCTCGGGGCGCTCTCCGCCACCACTTTCACGACCGGGACCAATTCTCTGGCGCGCGCCACGGTGTCGGGCTGCAATCCCCTGTACTGCGTGTCCGTAGTTTCCGGCTCGCTTCCGCCGGGGATGGAACTCTCGGTCACGCAGGCGTACTCGGGGAACTATCTGGTTCTCTCCGGCATTCCGACCACGAACAACACCTACAACTTCACGGCCGAAGTGGTGGATTCCACCGGCAACGCAGTCACACAGGCTTACTCGGTCACGGTCACGGGAAGCAACATAAATTCTCCCAGCGGATCAATTACGGCCGTCAAGCTGTACGTCACGTACGATGTCACCAACGCCTTGGTGACTACCCTGTTCGGGGCCTCGCTCGTTTGCCCGGCAGCGGTTGCTGCTCCGGCCGGCATCCCGATGCTCTGCTCCGCGGCGTTCGGGTGCCTGGCGCTAGGGGGAGGCGGCGTCAACAATCCCGTCGGCGATGTGGTCGAAGGGGGGACCTGCTCGGCCGGCTCCACAAATCCAAACACGCCTACGGGCGGTACCGGAAAGGCTGGCGTTCAATGCTCCCTCGACGTCACGACCGCATTTAACAATTCAGGACTGACGCTCACCCAATTTGAGCAACTGCTCACAGTCGGCGTGGGTTCAACGGGTGTGATCCCCGGCTGGGACAGCGGCAATTCGTCGGCGGCTTACGCCAACGGGTTTATGTTGATCGTCCTTGACGTAGCGATGGCGGTCACATACGCAAACGGCGCAATCGTGATCAGCCGGCCGTCGTGGATGGTGCCGGAAGTGTTCAGCCCGGTTAACGGCACGGTGCTGGCGCTGGCTGGCCCGCCCTCCCCTTGCGGCACGGTGGTGCTCGGGACAGCCATCTTCCAGCACCGCATGAGTACCGTGGAGTTTAATCCGTTCGCGCTGTTCGGAGGATTTACCACTCCAGGATCCGCCGGGTGCGGGTCGCTCCCAACGGGCTTGGTCGGCTATCCATATACGGGGATATTGTCGGGCAGTCCCCCGTTTTCTCTTGTGTCCGGATCTTTGCCGCCAGGCCTCTCACTAGACAGCGCTTCAGGGGTCATTTCCGGCGTGCCTACGACTGCAGGAACCTACACGTTCACGGTTTCCGCGAACGGAAACCACACCACCTGCTCGATTACGATCTGCAATTTCACGCAGCGGGGCAACATCGACTACGACCAGATCGGGATCGACGCGCGCCAAGGTGGCACCGTCGGATCGCGGCTTCAATATTTTACGGGGACGTTTACTCCGGGGAATGTGGCCACCTGGGATGATTGCGGGAACCTCATCGACTCAGGAGTCAGCATCGCCTCCTTGTAAGTCTGATGGCCTACTTCCGCTACCGCTGTCTGTTCGAGGGAGCGCTGCTCACCACCTCGGCGACGGTGCTGTACACCGCGCCGGCTAACACGCGGACGCTGCTGGGCAAACTGACGCTGACCAACATCTCGGGCTCGAGCGCCTCGGTCACGATTTACATCGTGCCCCGTGGCGGCACGCCGGGCACTTCGAACGAGATCTGGAAGACACTCACCATTCCGGCAGGCGGGAACAATACGGAGTGCCGGGACGTGACGGAGATAGTCAACCACGTTCTGGAGGCGGGCGATTCGCTGCAAGCTCTCGCGAGCGCCAACAGTGCCATTACGGCGCGCCTCTCCGGCGCGGAAACGATTTTCAACCAGTGATCTATGGGTTCCTTAATAACTAGCATCATCGGCGGGATCCAAGGCGCGAGCGCCGCGCACCACGCGGCCGACGCGCAAGTGAATGCTCTCGCCAACGCCAACCAGACCATGACGACGTACGGGAATGACGTCATCCCGTCCATCGGAAATGCCGCCAATCTCTGGGGACAGAACCTCACCAACGTGGCGAGCGACGTCAACAACAACGCCGCCACCGTGGCGGCGGATGCAGGCAACCGGACGATCGCCACCGCGGGGGCTGGCGCCGGGAATGTCACCGGGACCGCGGGCACGGGCGCCGGCAACATCGCCAACGCCGCGGGCACCGGCGCCGGCAACATCAACACCACCGCGGGCACGGGCGCCGGGAATATCGCGGGCGCGGCCGGTACCGCTGCCGGCCTCGTCAATCCCTACACCACGCTGGGCTCGACGGCCGCGGGCACGCTCGCGGCTCTGACTGCGCCAGGGGCCAACGTAACGCAACTATTGCAGCAGCTCTCTCCGGGCTATCAGTTCGGGCTGAGCCAGGGCTTAGAGGGCGTGCAGCAATCGGCCGCGGCGCGTGGTCTGCTCCAGAGCGGCGCGACCGCGCGCGCTCTGAACAATTACGCGCAGAATTACGCGAACACGCAGTACCAGAACACGTTCAACAACCTGTCGTCGCTGGCGAATCTCGGCAGCACCAATGCGCAATTTGCGGGTGGGCTCACCACAGCGGCCGCGGAGAACGCCGCCGGCCTCACCACGGGCGCGGCGGAAAATGCCGCGGGCCTCAACACGCAAGCCGCGGAGAACGCAGCCGGCCTCACCACGGGCGCCGCGACGAACGCGGCCAACCTCACTACACAAGCCGCGGAGAACGCCGGCGCCGCCAACCTGAATGCCGCCGAATACGGCGGATCGCAATTGATGAACGCGAATTCGACCGCCGGGGCCTGGAACGTGAACGCCGCCAACAGCATGGCCGGCGATTGGATGAACCTGGCTAACTACATCGCCAACAATCAGGTCCAAGTCGGGAATGCCCAAGCGGCGGGAGACGTCGGCGCCGCCAATCAGTGGAACAGCATGCTGGGCTCGATCGGCAACTTCGGCAATTCACTCCTGGCTTTCGGGCTGGGCGGCGGCTTCGGGGGCAGCACCCCGAGCCTGGCGACTCTGCAGTCACTGCCTATGGGGGTCGGGCCCATGGGTTCCGCGGCCAATAATCCCAATCTCACCAATTGGGGGAGTCTCAACCCAGGAGGGGTGATGGTCTAAATGGCATTCCCCACAGTCCCTATTTTGCCGGCGGCGCTCGACCTGCGGCCGCCGCCGCAGTCCACGGACCCGCTCAAAGCTCTGACGGATTACCGCGAAGCTCAGGCGCGGATCGCGCTCCAGCAGCAGCAGGGACAACTGTTTCAGCAGCAGGCACAGGGCGTACAGCTCTCTAACGAGGAAATTCAGCGGCAGCTTCAAGAGCAGCAGATGTTCCAGGCCAGCGTGCAACAAGCCCTGCGCGAGGGAGCTTTCGGCGGCATGTACGGCGTTCCGGCAGCCGGGGCGCCGGCCCAGCCTGCAATCGGAGGCACGCCATCCGCGCCTGCGGCGGCCGCCCCTGCACCAGCGGCTGGCAATGCCGCGGGCACGGCCCCTGCTGCCGGGGCGCCCGTTCCTCCCTCCGATCCGCTGGCGGCATGGGGCCGCGTGGGAGATCTAGCCCTCGAAGCGGGAGTGCGGCCGCAAATGGTGGCGAAGTTCAAAGAGCCCATCTACACGATGGCCAAGAACGACGCCGACATCCACAAAATGAACCAGGACACGCTGGACGCGCAGGCCAAGCTCGAGCAGGCGAACGTGGATTACATCGGCACGGCCATGGCGGACGTGCAGAGGCACCAATACGATCCCAACGCATTCGCGGGAGCGCTCATTCACGGCATTCTGGAGCACCCGAATAATGCGGTTCTCAAGGCGCAATTGCAAGGCATGCTCACCCGGGTGCAGCAGGATCCATCGCAATTGAAGGGTGTCGTAGACAGCGCCATCGGGGCTTCGAAACAGGCCCAGGATCTGACGCGCGAACAGCAGAGCGCCAGCGCGACCGAAGCCGAAGCCGGCGCGCGAGCGAAACAGGCCGCCGCCGAAGCGGCCAAAACCGATCTCGAGACAGAGCTCACGCAGCAGAAGCTCGATCTGTACAAGACTCTCACACAGACGCCCGAAGCGCTGCACAACCGCGTGGCTGCCTCGATCGATCCCACCAAGTATCCAGCCCTGTTTGCGCGCGCCTTCAACGAAGCGCAAAATGCGCCGGACCTGGAGGGCGTCAATAAGGCCATTCAGACCTACGCGCAGCAGGCCTCGGAGCAGGAGCGCACGGTCGCCACGGAGACCAATCCCGATGTGATCGGCGCTCGCGTGCGGCAGCGAGTCGCGGAAGCGCAAGCCACCGCGCCCATCGATGTCTCCAAAGCCGTCCAGACCGAAATCCAGAAAGCCAAGCTCGCGCCAGGGGCGGTATCCGGCATTCTGGATCCGGCCCTGCAACGGAAAGTGATCGACGACCAGGTCAAGGCAGCCTCCGATTACCGCGGCAAACAAGGCGACGCGCAGCGGCTCCAGGATTTTGTGGATGCCTCCCGTTCCGGGAACCAGGCAGCCAGCGCAATGATTCCGATCGCGGAACTGCGCGAGATCGTGAATCGGGTGAACATGCAGGAATTGCAGGCGGCCGGAGGAGGAACTTCGGTAGCCCGGCGCGTGCAGAATTGGCTTTCCAAAAATACCGAGGGCAAGCCCAGTGACGCGACCCTGAATGACATCCAGGCTCTGGGCAATATCATGCAGAACGCGGCCAAGACCACCTACCGCGGCAAGATCACCGATCTGAATGCGCTGGGAGCGAAATTCGACACGGAGCCGGCGCAGATCCAAACGCCCAGGACCGCTCAGCCCGGACAGTACAAGGCCGGCGACACCCGCACGATCAACAGGAAGAAGTACGTGCGGGACAACCAAGGCAACTGGAACCCGCAATAAATGCCCGGACTCACCGACGCCGACATTGCCCGGTACGATGCGGGCGCCCCGGGCGTGCTGAGCGACGCCGATATCGCGGCTCACGACAGCGGCGGCGCTACAGGCGCCGCTCCCAGCCTGGGCCACGTGGGCGATTTCATTTCGGGAATCGGCGCGGGCGGAATCGGTACGGTGCTGGGCGCGTACGAGTTGCTGCGCAAGATTCCAGGAGCGGACAAAGTGCTGCCCCCAGTCTCGGACCAGGTGCGCTCGTACGCGGAGCCCCCGGACACGGTGGCGGCGAAAGTCGGCAGGTTCCTGGAGCAGGGCGCGGAGTTGGCCGCGCCCGCGGGCGCCGCTGCGGAGCTGACCAAGGGCGCAGGCCTTGCCGCGAGGATGGCCGCGCAAGCTCTGGCGGCCGGAGGCACGCGGGCGGTGCAGACCGGCGGCGACATCCCGCAGGCGCTCGATGCGGCGGCCGGCGGCGCGGCCCTCCCGCTCATCCCGCCGGCAGCCGGCGCGGCCATGGCGCTGCTCAAGAAGAGCAGGGGGCTATCGGACCTCGCGCCGGACCTGGTCGGCATGGTTAATCCGCGCGCGGCGCATGCGCTGCGCGTGGCGCAGAAGGTCGGCCGGGCGCTATCGGCCCCGGCGCCGGCCGAAGATCAGGAATTGCTGGATGGCCTGGCGCAGGGATTCGGCGGCAAGGATTTCGAAGCGTTGAGTGCTGGCGATCAGGCCACTGTGCGCAGCCTGGCCGATCGCATCAATGCGGGGGAAGCGCCGCAGCGCACCGCGGCGCCCGCGGCGGCTCCTCAACCTACAACTCCTACTCCTACACCTACACCTACAACTCCTACACCGGCAGCCGCAACTCCCAAGCCGCAACCAGTGCGGCCGCCTCTGGCTCAACCTGCACCGGCAGCACCGGCACCGTCCGGGCCTCAATTCGTGAATGGGCAGGCTCTCGCGGGCGCGGACAAATGGAAGCCCGCTACCGAGACCGTCCGCCCGGTCCCCGGATCTTCGATGGGCGATATGGGACAGTATCGCTCGGACTACAACCCCGCGGCGCTGACCGACGAAGAAATCGCCGCGCTCAACAAGCAGAAGCCGGCCGCTGCGCCTGACGTCTCCAACCTCCCGGAATCGTGGCAGCCGCAAACCGAAGCTGCCGCGCCACAACCGCGGGACTACGCGGGAGCGGCGCGCGGCAAGAAAGCCGATGCGCTGGCCAATTTCCTGTACAACGCGAACGGCGAGATCGAGGCAGGGCAGGGCATCTCGTACAAGGATGCCTCCAACATGACACCCGAGCAATGGACAGCGGCAGCCAAGGGCGCGCGGGTGAACGATCCATCTCCCAGTACCATTCAGGCAGCGCTTCTCAAGCTGAAGTCACTGTATGATGAGAACGGAACTACCGCAGCCGCGGAGGCGATACCCAATGCAGCAGCAACCACGACCCAACAATTGGACACGGGAGCAACTGGCCCGCTGGACTCCGGAGCAGCTCGAAGCGGGAGCCAGGCTTATGGAGCGGGCGCGCCAGGCGCGGGATCTCTCCCTGGCCAACAGACGGAAATCCTCATCCCGGGCGAAGATCGTGCGCTTTCCGCGCGGTATGAGGTAAGAGAACTCGCGGACGTTCAACCGTCACACAACGGCACCACCTTCTCGCCCAACCCCCGATACCAACTCCACAACGAGCGCAATTACTCCAATCCCGAAAACCAGCAGCGCATCGTCCTGAACAGCGGGGAACAGCAATTCAACCCGCGCTACCACATCACCGACAACCCCGACGCCACCAACGGACCCGTCGTCATTGACGAAGCGGGCAATGCGCTGGGAGGCAACGGCCGCGCCATGATCCTGCAGCGCGTCTACGACCGCGGCGCGGCGGGAGCTACCGCTTATCGCAATCTGCTCCTACAGAAGGCCCAGCAGTTCGGCATAGATCCGGCGCAGGTTCAAGCCCTGAAACAACCGGTCCTGGTGCGCGTGGTGCCCGATTCGGAACTGCAGTCTCTGCCTGGGGGCGCCAACTACGTAATCCGGAAAACCAACGTGAGCGGAACGGCGCAGCTATCGGCCGCGGAGCGCGCCGCGGCCGACGCCGGCCAACTCGGGGACGATTCGCTGCAGCATATTGCTTCCGCGATCGACCAGGCCGGCCCAGACGCAACGCTCAATGATGCGCTTACGGGGAAGTCCGGAACGGCCATCGTGAACCGCCTGATTTCCGACGGCTTTTTCAGCGAGCAGGAAAGGCCTGCGCTCATGGACGGCAAAACGGGCGCGCTGACGCAGCTTGCCAGAGACCGGATCAACAAAGCCATGGTGGGGCAGTTTTTCCGCGATTCGGACCAGATTGCGCGCACGCCGGCCGCTATCAAGGGCAAACTGGAGCGCCTGGCGGCGCCGCTGGCCAAGGTCCGCGACGATCCGCAGTGGGACATCACACCCGCCATCCGCGAGGGCGTGGATTTGCTCGAATACGCGCAGGCGCACGGGATCAAGAACCTGGGCGATGTGGTCAGCCAGCAGGGGCTGTTCGGCGGAGCGCCGGAATGGAGTCCACAAGCCGTGCAGATGGCGGAACTGCTGCGCGACTCCAAGCCTAACGATTTGGTGCGCGCGGTGCGCGGCTACGTGAACGACCGCGCACCAACCATGTTCGGCCAATCGACTCCTCAGCAATCTTTCGGGGAGCACTTCGGCGGCGAACCCTCCAGCGCAACTGCAGTCCCCGACATTTCCCCCACCGAATTTCCGATGACGCCGGAGGAGCGCGCCATCGAGGCGCGATTCAACCAGCAGATCGCGGCGGATCCCGAGGGGATGAAAGCCGAATACCGGCGCCGGTTCGGCACCATGCTCAGCACCGACGATGCCAAGGAACTTTCGCCGGATTACCTGCGCGATCGCGCCGCCGCGTCGATCCCCGTGCATGAAGGCGCGAGCTGGCTGGTGAAGCAGATATACCGCGAGGAACTGGCGAAGCAGGCGCCCCCCGGAGCAGACAACACCGTGCTGTTCACGGCCGGCGGCCCAGGCTCCGGCAAAACCACGGCAATCGCAGGGCTGCCGGCTAAAAGCTCCGCGCAAATGGTCTACGATGGCACCCTTGCGTCGGCCGCCAGCGCAACCAAGAGGATCGATCAGGCTCTGGCGGCGGGGAAGCAGGCTCATGTGGTCTACGTGTATCGCGATCCCGAGGGGGCATTCGAGGGCGTGCTCGGTCGGGCGGTAAGCCAGGAGCAAAAATTCGGCTCGGGGCGCACGTACCCGATTGACAGGTTTGTCGAGCAGCATGTGGACGTGCGAAATTCCATGCAGCAGCTCGCCGAAAAGTACAAGGGCAATCCGAATTTCCACATGACGGTGATCGACAACAGCAGTGGCCCGGGCATGCAGCAGTTGGTCAATCTCGAGGATCTGCCGGCGGCGCCCGATGCGCATACGCTTCGCGCTATAGTGAAAGAGAGAGCCAATGAAGCCTACCAAAACGGGGATATATCACGGAAAATCTACGACGCCACAATCTCCCGCGGAGCGGCAAAAGAAGCTGGAAGATGACCGGCGCGCGGAACGGCTCAGCTACCAAGTGCTCGAGAACCTGAGACGCAACAGCAGGGCCAAGGTCCTCACCAGCTAAGACACCACCGTCCTCCTTTCCCAAAATCCTCCTTTCCCAAAACCTCAACCATTACGTAGTACGAAGGACCCGCATGACCATACCCCGATCTCTCATCGCCATTCCGTTGCTGTGCGCCTGCGCTGGTGCGCAGACACCAGCTCCGCAACCGTACAACCCGCTGGCTTTCGTCGTGGATCCGTACAACGCTCCGGTGATTGCGCTGATCGGCGCGTCGGTCGCCAGCGCGAAAACCGACTGGGTGGCCACCGTAGGCGGCAAGCAGTACCGGATCACTCCCGCGGAGCAGGGCGGGCTGATGCTCGCCGGCGTCGCGGGGATTTACGCCATCCGGCAGGCGAAGCCGGCTTCCAAGGCTCTCAAGCTGGTCACCGCCATTGTGTCGGGCGGCGCGGCAGCGTATCTGGCCGGCAAAGCCTACGCCAACACACTGGCACAGAACCCGCCGAGCGCGACCACACCACAGCCGGCGCTGCGGAAATAGTTCAAGAATTACATGAAGCCGAACTGGAAGACCAACCTGCTGGGCGCGCTCGCGCTGGCCATGGCTCTGGGGCAGATTTGGGCGCCGGCCGGGCTGCAGTCCAAGATTCAGCAGACCGCGGCGGCGCTCACCGCCGCCGGGCTGCTGGCCGCGAAAGACTACGACCGGTGAGCTAAGCTCAGGCGGCGGCTTTCTCCGTCGGCGCCTTCTTGCGCGCAGGGCGCCGCGCGCTTCTGGGCGCTGGCGTCTGCGTTGCGGCAGCGGCTTCCTCGATCGCGCTGAGGATCACGGTCAGACCGCCCTGCTTGGACTGCGCGGCGGCCCAGCGGCGGATGTTTTGCGCGTGCGCGCCCAAAAAGTCGTAGTAGTTGGGCGTCTGATCTGCGCCAGTGTTTTGCATGGCCGGGAACAGGTTCGAGCCTTGCGCCCGCAGCCACACTCTCACGTTTGTGCCACCCGCATCACGCGCGTGGTTCAAGTCGATGGACAAAATCGAGTCCACCGGTACGACGTATTGCCCAAGCTGGCAAAATTGCGCATTCAGCGTCATGCTGATTTCTCCCCTCTGCGGATTGATGTTAGCAGTTTCCTAATGTGGATAGAACGTGCAGGAGGGCTCGTGCTCGAAGGTGCGCCCGCGGGCGCGCGCGCGCTTGAGGGTCATGGCGCCGCAGGGGCAGCGTGGCTTGCCCGAACGCTTCCCGGAGCCGGCGCCGTGCGTTTTGCGCGCGGCGTTCATGCGGCGCGCGGCGTCGGAGAGAAGTTTGGAGGGCATAGCTAGAGTCTAATTAGCGTCTTACTGGGGCCGGAGGGTGCGCAGGTAGGCTTGCCACTCGCGCACCAGATTTTCGACCTGTCGTTGAACGTTCTGAATCTGTTCCTCGTGGCGTTCCCCGACCTTGATCAGCGCGTCGATCTGATTGTCATGGTGCACGACGGTTTCGGCGAGGGTGTTCACGATGCTGACGAGCTTATCCAGCTTTTCTTCGGTGGTCATGGTTGTTTTAATCTTGACAGATTACGTTGTTGTTGTCAACCTGTTTAGGGGGAGTGAGCCTCATGAAAGTCGCTATCTACGCGCGCGTCTCGACGACCGATCAAAACTGTGAAATGCAGTTGCGGGAGCTGCGCGAGTACAGCGCCCGCCGCGGTTGGGAGATCGCGGGCGAGTACGTGGACACGGGATGGAGCGGGGCGAAGAAGTCGCGGCCGGAATTGGACAAGCTCATGGCAGCCGCGCGCGAGCACCGGGTCGATGGCATCGTGGTGTGGAAGCTGGACCGCTTCGGGCGCTCGGTCCTCAACCTGGTCGAGGCGCTGGGCGATCTCGCGACCTGGGGCGTGCGCTTCGTCGCGGTGTCGCAATCCATCGACACCGACGCATCTAATCCCACCACGCGGCTGCTGCTGCACATCCTGGCGGCGGTCGCGGAATTCGAGCGCGAGCTGACGCGGGAGCGTGTGATGGCAGGCCTCAAGGCTGCGCGTCACCGGGGGCGCTGCGGCGGCCGGCCGCGGCGCGTGTTCCGCCGCGACCATGCGCTCGAGCTGCACGCCGCCGGAATGTCCCAGGTGGCGATCGCGCGCAAGCTGGGGATCGCCCGTGCAACCCTCCAGCGCCTGTTGGGGGGTGCCCAAAAACCCCAATAGCTTCCCTCCGCTACCTCGCTGACAGCACGCGCGCGGCGCGCTTCGTCTGAGCCTGCCCACAATCAGAAGTTTTTGGGCGGTCTAAGCCGTAGGAGCCGCACGAGTTAGAGCCGCTTTTGGGGTGTCAGGAGGCGGTTGGGCCGCGCACAAAGGTGCAGCGGAATGGGGGCGTTCGAAAAAATTTTGCGGGTCACCCGTCCCACGAGAATGTAATGCTCAGGTCTCACGGTTTTTTGCGGGGCGCTTTACATTTGATGAGAAGAGGGCACGGAGCGGGCACATAATGGTTCTAGCCAATGGGCTGATACGTCCCCGCTTGAAACGGGTGCCGTGGCGAGAATTCAGCCCACCCGCCAGTCCCACACATCAGACTCTTATCCGCCGCGCTGTGCATGGCGTACGGCCTCGCAGCACAGCCCGCCACGTTTTGCGCGGCATCCGGGCGATTTTCAAAGAATTTTGCGGACTAGGCGGGCGAGCCACAGACCAAGCGCCATGCGTCTGCAATGCAGCCACTCGCCGAGGGCGCTTGCGAGACACGCAATGATCACCCGCAGCCGCTGGCACTCGCGCACGATGGCCGCGTGCTGTTGCTCGGCCTCCAACCAGCTGGAGCAGCGCACCTGGTGAGAGCTGGAAGCGCACGGCCGCCAGAATGCCATCGTCTCGAAGAGAATCGGATCGTTCGGAGTGAAAGCATAGTTATGATCGAGCCCGAGAAAAATGGTGGACACTTCGCAAAGACCGAGGGACAGGACTGTGCGCGCCACATGCCTGTCCGCATGCTCGAACCAGCGTCCCCACTCCAGGAGGCCCTTCCGCCCCTCCGGCGTATAGGGATCGCACGGCTCAACCGGTACGGGAGTTTGTCCCACGAGAATGTAATACTCAGGTCTCACGGTTTTTTGCGGGGCGTGATCTCCTCGAATCCGGATCACTTTTTCGACCTCGAGGAGGAACCTCCAGTGTGGCAGACCCTGGCCTGGGACTTGTGCGGGCGAAGTGCAGCGGTGAAACTCAGCACAGGCCCCTACCCCCGACCCTCCTCCTCTCATCCACTACGTTAGTGCGCGACCGCGCACAATGGAGCTTTCAGCGTTCAGCGTTCAGCCGTCAGCTAGTGTGTGGGGCTTGTCAATGATCATTGACACGGCTGGTTTGCATGGACTACTGAATTCTGCGCTTCGGGTGGCCGTTGGTTCCGCCGCGCCGGAGGGAGTCGACGAAATCGTCGATCTTCGCCGCCAGAGTCCGAATGTCGCGCGTGTTGCGGTTGACCAGGATCATGGTCTGCCTGATCAGCACGCTGGTGGCTTTGTTGTTTTCGCGGATCTCCGCGATCTCGCGATCGTGCTTCGACAGGTGCTCTTTGGTGGTCACTGGCCCTCATTTCCTCCGTTTCGGGCAGCGGAGTCGGCCGTGGAACTCGCGGTATTCGGGCGCGATGTGGGTCTGATCACGGCGCCGACGGTGATCACTGACCCGCAAAACACAACGATCACCAGCCTGCAGCGGGCACACCGTAATGGCCGCTGAACTCCCCGCTCGGGCGTCCGGCTGTGAAACGGCAGGCGAAATTCAGTCAACTTCCTATCCTCTACGTTAGTGCGCGACCGCGCACAATGCTCTCAGGTCTCCTGGGCATTAGCCCGCCTTGCGGCTCTTCTTGCGCCACGCCCAGATCTCTACGGCAAGAGTCCCCGCCGCGGCTGCGGCTAGACCCCGTTGTGAATCCGTCGCGCCCGCCAGCCACGATATCGCGATCGCAACAGCGGCCACGATCAATGACCCGCAAAAGAGAATGATGACGAGCCGCGCGGCAGCGTGTCTGCCCCAAAGAGTCCCCACCGCGAACAGCAGAATCACGAACAACGCCAGCCAGATCATGCCTGCTTGTCCTCACGCCTCTTCTTGCGCCACCTGGCCTGGGCGGCCTTGCGCGCAATCTCGCTGCGTTCACTCTTCGTGAGTTTTTTTGCGCGTCCTACGGCGGCGACCCGCGCGCTCTCCGACCTCTCTTCAGGTGTCATCGACGCAGCCCTGCGCTTCGCAAGGGCCACCGCGGCCTTGCTTTTTCGGGTCGCCATTGCGGGCCAGTATAGCATTGCTTTCGAGCGCACGCAACGTCAGCATTTTTGGGAAAATAACACTTGCATACGTGCGCACGCAAGCATACAATAAAATCATGGGAACGGCAAAGCAGCAACTGGCGCGGATGGACGCCATCGAGATGATCCGTCGGGCGGCCGCGGAGGTCCTACGGACCAGCGGCCTGAACGAGGCGTGGGCCACACTCTGCCGCATCGAGATGTACCTGGAGGTGCGGTAATGGCCTACAACTGCACCGACAAGCGCGATTTTTACGCGCACGACGAACTGCGCGACTGCGAGCGCTGCGGATGCGTGGCCCGCGATCGGAGCGCATCGACGTAGCCGAGGATGTACATGCTTTTGCCCTCGGCGGAACTGACGAGCCAAATTCGACCGTTCCACAGCCCGCATGTGGTGAATTCCGACTCCTGGGCGAACGCCGCGCACACAGCAAGCAGCAGAGCGACTACGGTTCTCATTTTCCCCCCTTGCGCGGCCGGCCCCGGCGCCGGGTGCCGGGTGGCCGCCCCATCGGAAGTTCTCCTGCCGCAATGTCCCACCGCGTCTGCTTGCAATGTGGGCACTGTTTCGGCTTGGTTATCGCGCGCCGGATCCACTGATGGCCGCAACGCCGGCATGTCAACATCATCACCGCCGGGAGCGTTTCCATGGAGATTATCATACACTATTTTTTTTGCTTGACTCATAATATTGATTATCATATACTACTTTATAGGAGGGGTGGTCGAGAATGACCAACGCAAAGCAGCAACTGGCGCGGATGGACGCCATCGAGATTATCCGTCGAGCGGCCGCGGAGGTCCTACGGACCAGCGGCCTGAATGAGGCGTGGGCCACACTCTGCCGCATCGAGATGTACCTGGAGGTGCGGTAAATGGCCTACAACTGCACCGACAAGCGCGATTTCTACGCGCACAACGAACCGGGCGACTGCGAGCGCTGCGGATGCGTGGCCCGCGATCTGCGGTACCGCGGCGCGCAACTGGTCTGCACGAACTGCCAGGAGGACCTGGACGCCATCGCCTATGACGCGCGGTGGCTCTTCACCGCGCAGGACCTGCCCTGCGTGGCGTGCGGCTCCACGCGCAAGACGGTGCAGAGCGACCGGGTGCTGCTCAACCCGGCCGCCGTCTGCTGTGGGGAGGTGGCGTGATGCGGCGGCGGCTGAAGACCTTGCTGTGCCGGGTGTTTCACCGCGCGCGCTGGGCCGCGGCCCCGGCGCTATGCAATTCACGGAGGCATCTGTGGGTCTGCGGACGGTGCGGCCGGCAGTGGTGGGAGGAGGTGGCGTGATGTGGTCCATGTGGGATGCCCCGTCTGATCGCGACTATTACGGTCAGTGGGAGCCGCCGGAAGAGCCCGAGCGCTGCTTGGATTGCGGCGCGCGGGAAGATCAGGCGTGCGAGGAGTGGTGTTCGAGCAGCCGGCCGGCGTCCGAGCCGGCCGAGGCGGAGGCTGAATGTTACGGCGATCAGAGGAAGGGAAGCGCGTCCTCGAGGCCACTTACTGGGCCGCGGTGCATGCGGGAGGTGGCGTGATGGAAGCCGAATACGTCAACTTTCAATCCGGGGTACCGGAGCGTGTGGCCCTGGCCTACGCGGACGGCCGGCTCACGGAGGGCATGTACGGACCGCGCGTGATGTACACGCTTGCAGACGGCCGAAAAATGTTCCTCGATCCGGACGTGGCGGCGAAAATCAACCTCATGGAGATTCAGCCGCGGCAGGATTTCTGGGTCTGCAAACTGAAGCCGGCCGGCAAAGGGCAGAAAACGCGGTGGGATGTCTATCTCGAAAACCCGACGCCCGAAGCCGGAGAAACGCCGCTGGAGCGCGATCTGCGATTGTCACTCAATCACGCCCAGCGGCAAAATGCGCAGAGGCAGAATACTACGCAGCACCATGTCAGCGCCGCAACCCGGACGGAGAAAACGACACCCGATCCAGCCCCCGAGCCGCCGATTCGTGTCCAGCGAACGCCGGCGGCCCAGGCAGCCGCTCAAGATCTGTCACAGGTTAGCACGCTGCCGGCGTGGGCCGGAACGCTGGTGAGCTATACCAATAGCGTGGTGGATGCGTATGCCCAGTGCCTGCAGCACGCCGCCGCGCATGGGCTGCTGGTCAAGGCGGAGGATGTGCGCTCGCTGCTGACCACGGTGTTGATCAATATGAGCGACGCCAAGAAAGGGGCGGCCGGCCGGTGAGGCCGGCCCGCCCGGTCGGTTAGTCGATTTTGCGGGACTTCTGCTCTTCAGGTGACAGCGGCCGGCCGAAACCCACTTCCACGAAGCCCAAAACGCGCAGATACGCGACCGCGGTGGAGAGGTTGTCGTCGAGCGCTTCTCCGCATGGGAACCCCAGCACCCAGGCCAGCGCATCGTGCGCGGCGTCAACGGCCTCCGGCTCGGCGAACAGTCCCGTACCTCTGTGAGTGCCCAGGAAGTGCAGAATATCGTGGGCGCGCTGAATCTCGGCCTGGCTCTTCATGCGCGGTTGAGTGACATCGCGCGGACTACTCATTTGTGTGGCGCCTCCGCAGTCTTGAAATTGGGCCGTGCGGTGACCTGGCAGCGGGCTTGCTCACAATGCAGAATCACCACGTCGCCTGGGCTCAGCTCATGCGGCGTCATAGAGTGCCTTTCCGTCGAGTGTCTCGAGGTAAGCTCCGTGCCACTGTTCGGGCTCGGCGGCGTCGGCGGCGTCGTTCCAGCGGATGAACCACACCGGCCGGCCGTGTGCGCGTGCGATGGCTTCGCCGGTGACTGCATTTTCACCCGTCCTGCGGATGTACATCCGCTGCCGGTCGGCCAAGGGCTCCGCATAGGCCAGCAGGGCGCAGGCGGAACGGCCGCGCGGGGAGAAGCGCACGGTCACGAGGCCTCCGCCAGCAGCGGCCGGCCGCGATCCTTGCGGCCGGCGCGGGTATCGCGGTGGCGCTCCTGATCGTGCTGGAGGTGATGCCAGTTGCACCATGCCGCCAGGTTCTCGTCGCGATTGTCGGCGGGATCGTGGTTGCGGTGCGCGACTGCCAGCACAACTTTAATCGGCCGGAGGCGGACGCCTGGCGGCGGAGTTCCGCTCCATGGCTCGCCGTTCTGGTCCCACCACCGAGGGATGATCGTGTTCCAGCGCCAGATCATCATGCGCTCGCCCGAGTCCGCGCGCCAGGTCATGGTGAGGAGCTGCACTCCATTGGGCTTGGCGCAGGCCTCACAGCAGTTTTCGGCGCGCGCCAGGATGCGCGGCCGGTGCTCGTCGCGCCACTCGCGGCCGTAGAAATGACGGAGGTCAGCTCGGATCGGCATGGTTCCTCCTCCGGTAAGTCAGCACGAGGTAAACCCGCGGCCATTCCGGGTCCGGGTCCGGCTCGGGGCATTGGATGTCGTATTCGGCGTCGGCGAATTCGAAGCTCTCGATCCCGGCCCGATTGGCGAGAGCGGCCACCTCGCGGAATTCGGCCGGCAGATGGATGAGTCCTCCCTGGATCTCGACGCGATCCGTGCGGGCCGGCTCGCTATCTGGCGGATCCGGCCGGTGGCAGCCGCAGCGGCAGGGCGCCGCGCAGAATGTGCAGCTCCGCCGGCACTCGTCGTGTAGCTCGTGCTGGCAGGCCGTGGACAGGTAGAAGTGCCGGGTCATCTTCAGCTCTCTTCCTCCAGCCCGAGCCCGAGCCGCGCCCAGCGCCTGTCCTCTTCGCTGGCGGCCGGATCGTTCAGTATTTTGCGCTGCTCCGCTTCCATTTCAGCTTGGCGTCTGGCCGCGGCGGCGGCGGCCGCTTCCCGCTTGGCGATTTCTGCGCGAGCCTGGTCGCGTAAGGGGCCGAACACCGCGTCCGGGAGAGATCGGATCAGCAGCCCAACCCAGTTTTGGACTTTGCCGGCCGTTATCGCCGGGTGCCACTGTTGCAGTTTGAGGGCGCAAATTCCGACTATCTCAGTGGGGGTTATGGTGGCATCGACCGCCGTGGCTGCCGCCCAGAGCTTGGAGGCCGCGCCCGGATCCACCTGCAGCTCGGCCGCGATCTGGATTTCGGGCGGGATCGCCGTCGTCGTCGTCGTCGTTTCGGCCGGCCCTTTAGACATAGGTTCCGCCGACGACGACGTTGATTGCTCTGTCTTCTGTAAAAGAGTTCTTACAGGCGCCGGGGCGCCGGCGTTGAAAACAGAGGGGTTATTTTTGGAGTCAGTTCGGACATACTGAACGTCGGATTCGGCAGTCTGAACGTGACTCCGGGTGGAGTCGTGAACGGACTGCAGAGTCGAGTCTGAACCTGACCCGGGGCGGAAGTTGCTGGAGTCGGAATCATACTCCATGGCTTTCGCGGGGTTTTCGGCGGCCGAGTCTGAACGACGTTGATGCCGCTGCCAGGCGCTCAGCACCGCTCGCCTGAGGCGGCGGACTTCCTCGCTGGCTTGTCGAGCTTCCGCGTACAGGTGATCCCGCGAGGTCTCGGCGTCGGAAATCTCCCTCGCCAGGTCCGGGTGGGCGCCGAGGAACGCTTCCTGAAAGCGAAGAAAAGGCGAAGAAGAATTGGTGGAGTCTGAACCTGACTGCGGATTTTCTGCCTCGGGGTTATCGGTGGAGTCTGAACGTGACTGCATCGCAGCCCTCTGATTCTGCGCGCGTTGCGCGGCGAACAGAGGGCCGGCCTGCTGGTCGTCCAATCTTAGCACGGAGGAGTTGGGATTCAATAAGGATTGGGCGCGGAGCTTGACGCAGGCATCGGAGGCGGCGCCAGCGCTGAGGCCGATCCGTTCCGCGAACGCGGCCTGGCTGAGGGGGCGCTGTTTGGGCTCGTGGAGCGATAGCGGAGGGGGAAGGTCCACGGCCACGTCGGATTGCTGGCCCCACGCGTAGCGGATCAAGCCCAGGATGCAGCGCGCGTCCGAGGACAGCGCCGGGTTTTCCATGCCGGCCTCCAGGAAGCTATGGAAGGCCGGGGCGAACCGCGCGTGTCCGTGCGCGGCATGGAATTGTTTGGCAGCTTCGGCATAGGGCCAGCTCATGGTGCTACCTCCGGTACGAGACCGTCGACGAACTCCGCGGGCCAGTAGCGCACGTGGTGGGGTGGATCTCCTGGCTGCGGAACGACGGGGTAAAAGGTCTTCCCATCCACGAGAATGGTCTCCGGGTAGGGATGGCCATGCTGGAGGGGAATTAGGATCGTGGGGACCTCCGTATACGCCCATTTGGCACGCGGCATCATGAGCGGCCTCCCGCGGGGCGGCGGCTCACGACGCGCAGGCCGCGCTTGCCGAGTTCTGCGCCGGCCGCCTCCTTCGCGGCCACCGCCTCATTCGCGGCCGCTGCGGCGCGGCGACAGGCCCTTTCCTCGGCCTGGCGCATGGCAACGCGCACCAGGTGAGCTGCGTATTCCCCCTCGGCCACGGAACAGCCCAACTCGCGGGCTCGACGGGCTTCATCTTGCGCCATGGCGAGGCGAATCAACGCCTCCTCGCGCGCCTGCTGAAATGGGTCTTCCATAAACCCTCCCGCGGGGCGCAAACTGCGCCCTGCTGACAAACTGCGGTGTTGAAATTTTGCGCTGGAGGAGGGCCTGGTGAGAGAATGGGGACTGAGGCCGGCATCTCCCGGCGCGCTTACACCTTTGCGGCTGTCAGTTGTGCGATCTAGCAGCCGTGAGGAATCGTCTCGGGAGGTGATCTCCCAGGCCTGCTCCGCCGGCGGATGGCATTCCTCGGGTCCCGCGTGGTAGCGCGCGCGGTACAATCCGAGTTTTTTCCGCGTACAGCTATCCAGGGAAGGGTAGAGTTGCGTTTGCTATGCGACAACTCACACCGACCCTGGAAAGCTGTATCTCCAAGCTTCGCGCCGAGCGAAGCAAGCTCAAAAACGCCCTGCTCGCGCACAACACCCAACGTGGCTACCGCTACGATTGGCTGGTGTTCACGCGCTGGACGAACACCGTGAATCTGGCGCCGCTGCCGGCCACGGCCGAAACCGTCAGTCTGTACGCCACGGCGCTGCTGTCGGCCGGCAGAAAAGTCTCCACCACCGCGCGGCGCCTGGCTGTCATCGGCTTCATGCACCGGGCGATTGGTATACCATCGCCGGTCACCGAAGAAGTGCGGGAACTGCTGCGGGGCGCCAGGCGCAGCCGGCAGGAAACGGTCCGGCAAGTGGAGGCTCTCAGCCTGGATGCCTTGCGCTCGATCTCGCGGGTTCTCGAGCGCGACCGGCGGCCGATCGCGATACGCAACCGCGCCATCCTGCTGTTGGGCTGGGCCTCGGCGCTCCGCAGCGCCAACCTGGCGGCGCTCCAGGTCAGCGACATCCGCTTCGATGCGCGCGGCCTGGTGCTTACGATCCGCCGCGAAAAACAGAACCAGGAAGGAGAGCCGCGGCTGATTGGGGTGCCGTACGGCCGGAATCGGGACACTTGCCCGGTGCGCTCGCTGAAGCAATGGCTCCAGGAGCGCGGCGATGGGCCCGGCGCCGTGTTTACGAACCTTGGAGGCGGCATGGGGGCGAAGCTGCGGCCGATTCAGCCGGAACGCTACTGCCAAATTGTGCAGCAGTGCGTGGCGAAGATTGGGCTCGACCCGAAGAAGTTCGGCAGCCACAGCTTGCGCAGCGGGTTCATCACCGAAGCCGGGGAGCGGGACATCGGCGAGCTGCGGATCGCGTCCCACTCGGGGCACCGAGATATGGCGACACTCCGGCGGTACTTCCGCCCCCGGGATGTCTGGCGGGCCAATGCGTGCGCGGCGTTGGGGCTGTGAGTTTATCTCGCCCACGTCACTGAGCGTCGGGGCGCCGGCCGGGGTGACGTTCCACTTCTGAGAAGCGGACCCGGCCGACGGCCACCGAAACCAGAATCGATTGTGCCACGAAAAGAGGGCCCGTGCGCACCTCGACAAAAATTTTTTCGCACGACGTGATGGGGGTTCAGGGTCTGGCGACTCGCTGGATTTTGCCGCTCCGTTCACGCGCGTCCCGGAATTAGAGTTATGGGCGCCTAGTACTTCTCATAACTTTAGGCGCATTTCTTATCCGCGCACAAGGAGAAAGCAAAGCGAAAGGCGAAGGTATTTCCATCTGTTCATCTTCCTTGCTGCACAACTCGAGTCACGGCCCGAAGCCGCGCTGCCCCCGGATTTCCCCCGACAACTAATGAGCGGATTGTTTGAAACTCTCCAATCAGGGCACGATGGAAGCCTGTGCTTGCGAGTGAGAAACTGGTTACCCTGGTCCCTCTCCCCCTGGCACCTGTCCAGTCACGGAAGCAAACCATCGACAGATTGGGCGAAATCCAGCGGCGGAAGGCGGAGATGAAACCCCTGCTCGATGAGGAGGAGCGCCTGAAAGCAGCGGTACTGGGATGGTATCCGGATCTGGCGGCGGACCAGACCACAGTCGCGGAGGGCGGGTTGTACAGCTTGCAGATCGGGAAGCGGGAGAACCGCCGCACGATCGCCAATCCCAAGCGCGCGTTCGGGCTGCTGAAGAAAGTTCTGGGACTCGAGGCGCTATACGAGGCCATCACCATTCCGCTGAAGCTGATCGACCGGCACGTGTCGATCGCGGACCAGAGGCGGATCATTTTGCAGGAGCGCACCGGGCCGCGGGAGATTACCGCGGTAGCCAGGGCGCCCATTGAAGCGGCCGCGAAAGCGGTGTAGGGAAAAAACAGCAGCGGACTGCCGGACCGGTCCCACCAGGAAAGCTGTCAGCTTTCAGCGATCAGCTTTCAGCTAAAACTAGCCCGATTCTAAAAGTGAGGAAGATACCTGTATTCTCGGGCGAGCGCGTGATTGAGTTCGCCGACGAAGCGCGCGCGCGGCAATTGCTGACAGCCCCGAATGCGAAAGCGGTGCGGCGCAGGAAAGACCGCCAAATAGTCGGGGTGGAACTGGAGGACCTGGGCGGCAACTGGAAAGAGCCGGCGCTCCACGGCAACCCGCGGCAATACAGCCACGACCACGAAACGGACCGCAACCCGGCGCGAGTCTGGACGCTGCGCCATCTGAGCGATGAAACGCAGGACCTGTTCCAGTTGGCTGTCACGGACACCCTAGGGACGGGCGCGGGATAAAAGGTTTCCCCCCGCGGGGGGAAAAGCGGAGTCTTCCCAAGCGGCCTGTTACTCCTCACGCGGCCCCGACACTTCCGCGTGGCAGGCCGCACTCTGCTCTCGAAACCAGATGTCACCGTCCCAAATCGAAGCCA